TAAATGTAAAGAATCAAATTAACAAGCTGGATGTAATGCTTGAAGACGTTGTAAGGGAAGAATTTAACACCGTTTACGACACAGACCCACAGATGGTAACAAACATACTAAACAAAATAGAAAGCCTTATAGACAAGATTAAAGGCAGTTCTATTGATGAACTTGTAATGATTGATGCCATAGTAGATAAATACCAAGACAATAAGGAATGGTTTAAAGAATATGCAAACGCTGAATTTTTAAAGATAGACTAATGAGGGAATGGGATTGGACAATAGACGAATATAATAAACACATAAAAGAAGACAAAGGAATGAGAGGCACACAAATACACTACGAAGCGACAGGAGACTATGACGTGATTGACATAATACAAGACTACAAACTCAATTTTAACAGGGGCAACGTGATTAAGTATGTTTTAAGGTGCGGCAAGAAGGACGACGAGATACAGGAACTAACTAAAGCCAAAGACTATATTGAACGGGAGATTCAATACTTAAAAGAACTAAGAAAGGGAGACAATTAAGTTTCTCTTTTTTTTTGTTAAAATTTTGTTAAAGTGCTTTTTGTGTTAAAATATTGTTTATATTTGTTAAAACAAACAAGATGACAAAAGAAGAAATCATTTTAAAATTAGAGAATCAAATATTTATAGCCAAGTTATATGGGCGTGAATATGCAATAAAAGATTTAGAAGAAGTATTAACCTATTTAAACCAACAGAAATGAAAGACTACGGAATTAAGTATTTAGATTTAGAATTTACAGTAAGGGGAACTTATGAAGAAGAAGAACCACATATGTACGAATTTAGTGGCAACGCTGAATCATTTGAAATATATGAAATACTGTTAGACGACAAAGACATCACAGACATAGTAGACGACTACGTTATTAAAGAATTACAAGAAAGGGTAATAAACGAATATTACAGATAATGGTATTACTATTTGATGCAGACAGTTTGGTATTTTCAAGCTGCTATAAGAAAAGAGAAAGCTCAGAAGATAGTCCTTACTATGACAATCTTGATGAAATCACGGGGAAGTTTGACGAGGTGTTTATGAAGATAATAAACGACTTAGAAGAAACATACCAGATAGATGAAGTAAAAGTATTTAACGGCTCTTTAGGAAACTTTAGAAAGCTAATAACACCAAAGTACAAAGCAAACAGAATAAACACACCTAAGCCACCTTTATTGAATGAAGTACACCAATGGGTAAAAGAAAACTACAACTCAATATGGGGTCACGGAATAGAGACAGACGACCTTGTTGCTAAGTATTGGTTTGAACTATCTAAAGAGATAGGCAGGGACAATGTTATGATTGTAAGCATAGACAAAGACTACAAGCAATTTCCTTGTTTAATGTACAACTACCACAAGAAGCACCAAGTGGTTTATGACATAGCAGAAGAAGAAGCTATGTACAACTTCTATGAACAAATGATAATAGGAGACACGGCGGACAATGTAAACTATTGTAAAGGCTTTGGTAAAAAGTATGCAGAAAAGTATTTAGCAGACTGCCAAACTAAATACCAATACACAAAGAAAATATACAACCTATTTAAAACATTACATAAAGGAAAAGCAAAACAACGGTACATAGAATGTTATAACCTTTTAAAATTAAGAGCGCAATGAATATATTAAAAAAAGCACAGGAAATTATATTTGATAGAAAAGAAGAAAAAGAAAGACAATATGGTAACATAGACGATTCTATAAGAAAAGCTGCTCTTGTTGCTTCTGAATTATGTAATAAAGAAATAACTGCTGAAGATTTTTATAAATGTATGATAGCTTTAAAGGTAAGCAGAATGGCTTATAATACTAAAAAAGATACTATGTTAGATTGTGTTGGTTATATTGCTGCACTTGATAATTTTAAAAATGGCGGTTATGATAAGTAATATATTTGAACAACAATACAAAGTTTTATTAATGGATGTTTTATTAAATGGCAGTTTAAATAATAATAGAACAGATGTTAATACTTTTAAGCAATTTAATAGAACTTTAAATATAAATTTACAATATGGATTTCCTATATTAACTGGTAAAAAAATATTTTTTGAAAAAGCTTTAGCCGAGTTTAAATGGATATACGAAGGTAAAACAGATCTACAATATTTAAATGATAACAATATTAAATGGTGGAATGATTTTGCCGTAAACGGAAAATTAGGAAAAGTTTACGGTTATCAAGTTAAAAGTTTTAATGGGGTGTTTAATCAAATAGACTATGTTAATAATGAAATACTAAATAATTCAAGAAGAGCCATTATTACTTTATGGAATCCTTGCGATTTAAAAGAACAAGCTTTACCTTGTTGTTATACACAATTTAATTTTGTTAGAGACAATGATAAATTAAATATGGTTATGCACTTTAGAAGTTCTGATATGTTTTTAGGGTTACCTTATGATATTATAGTAGGTGCTTTATTTTTACATACAATAGCAAAAGACTGTAATTTAATTCCTAATATATTAGGTTTAAATTTAGCCGATGCACATATATATGAAACGCATAAAGAACAAGTTATAGAATATAATAATTTACCTATGTATGTATTGCCAACTTTAGAAGGTGATTATAATAATTATACTTTAAATAATTACAAGTCTAATAAATTTATAAAAGCTAAACTTATTGAATAATGTATTACATTTATCATATACCAAGTATAAAAAAAATAGGCTGTACTAATAATCTTAAAAGAAGAGTAGAGTCGCAACAGGGACATTATCAATACGAAGTACTGGCAGAAACAGAATCATTAGATGAAGCTTCAGATTTAGAAGTAAAGCTGCAAAAAGAATACGGATATAAATTAGACAGAGTACCTTACAATCAATTAAATATAAATAAAATGGAAAAATTACACGTAACATCTTCAACAATTACATTTCAAGGAACAAAAGAAAAAACAGACTTTGATAATTACTTTTTAGATTTAAAAGAAGTTGTATTGCCAGAATTAGGAACAATAATATTAACTAAAGAAGTAAGAGACTTTATTAAAAATAAAGCTGTTAAAAGTATGTACCCTAATATGGGAATGTTTATATACAATAATTCATTGTGGAATTTTTATAATAGTACATTAGATACAAACGTATATGATAAAATAAGAGACTGGGCTTTAGTAAGAGGTATATATGAAAAAGGAGATAGTAAAACGCAATACATAAAACTATTAGAAGAGACAGGAGAGTTAGCAAAAGCAATACTTAATAATAACAGGGAAGAACTAATAGATGCTATAGGTGATTGTGTTGTTGTATTAACAAACTTAGCAAAGCTTGAAGACCTTAATATAGAAGATTGCATAGACTCAGCTTATAATGTTATTTCAAAAAGAAGCGGTAAAATGGAAAATGGTACATTTGTAAAGAATGGATAACGATAAAGAGTTATACTATTTTTTTACAGTAGAAGCCACAATAGTAGATGACCCTTCTTTAGATGTTTTAGAAGGGCATTTGCAATACTACGAAGAACAAGAAGAATATATGATTTGCGCAGGGATTAAATTAGGAATAGAATTTGCAAGATTTAATAGATTACTAAACTTAACAAAACAGTTAGAAGATGACAAAAGAAATAATTGATTTTATAAACTCGGAATTGAAAATAGACATAACAAAAAAGAAAAAGACAAACCAATATGTATTTGCCAGAACAGTTTATTATAAGTTAGCCAAAGAATTAACAAGCCTTCCTTTAGAAGAAATAGGTAGACAAGTAAACAAAGACCATTGCTCAGTACTACATAGTTTAAAAAACTTTGAAGAAGTATTAAAAAGAAAAGAACTAAAAAAGATATATGACACATTTAAAGAGTTTCCAATAGAAGAAGACAGGATAACATACACAGAAGCACTAAACATAAACGAACAACTAAGACTTCAATTAACAGACTTAAAACAGAAGTACGAACAAATATTAGAAGAAAGGGAAGAAACAAACACAATTAAAGTAAGCAAGATAGAAGAACTAACTAAAGGACTAACAGACGAACAATTGGACTTGGTTTACTTACGACTTGAAGCAATGATTAAAATGATGCGTTAATGACAAGAGACGAAATAGAACGCTGCTATCAATATTATATAAAACACGGAGGTGATGGAGGGAAGTATAATTTATCACCAGCAGTAATAAAAAGTTTAATCAATCAACACATAAACAACTATATGGTTAGCGATGAAGGTGAAATAACTTTACACGATAGGTCAGGCAGATTTATAGCACGAATTAACAACAAAGCCAATTAAATGTTTTTAAGGTAATTAGTTAACTAAATTAAACTGATTATGGATAATAGAAAAAACAACAAAGGAACGATAGGAAACAAAGGAGG